TACACGCACTTCTACACGATTCCTGCCACCATCCGCGCCGATATCACGCTGGGCAAGAAGGATGTAGTTGAGGGAATGCCTCAGATCTTCTTGCAGGCTATTCGTGAGCAGAAGGGAGTGGTGTTCTCGAAGAACAACCTATTCCACATGAGAAGGGCTACATTAGCTGGTCAGGATCGTGGGTGGGGTATCCCCCTCATCCTACCGGTGTTGAAGGATGCCTTCTACTTGCAAATCATGAAGAAGGCTCAGGAAGCCATTCTTCTTGAGCATATCATTCCATTGAGGGTGTTGTTTCCGCAGGCGGCGTCTGGTACTAGCGACCCCTTCGTGACCACAAACCTGGTGGATTGGCGTGACCAGGTGGCCCAGGAAATTGCTCGCTGGAGGCATGACTGTGTAACCCCGGATACCCTTGTAGAAGCAGAACGTGGGGTGGTGCGGGCGGATGAAGTAAACGAGGGAGATCTCCTTCGAAATCATGAGGGCTCACTGTCACTCGTTAAATATCTTTGGCGTGCAAGAACAACGGAAATGGACATAAGCTCAGTGCCGAATCCATGTTCGTGCGCGCCAAAGATATTCGTGCGGGGGACTACGTAGGATACCCTATTCCTGTGCATGATGAGCACGCAGAGCGTACGCAGTTGGACATAGCTACCTTCGTTAGCAACGCGGCCACGAATGCTTGGGTGTACATTGATTACCAAGAGTCCGAAGTACCAGAGATCTTCGAGTACTTGTTGAGTAACGGCATCATAGAAAGCAGGAAGGATCTGCTTGACAGTAAGGGGTGGTCTACTTGTCAGTACAAGACAGCAATGAATGCTGTTCGTGACGGTAGAACTATGCGTAGAGTACCCAGGTACATCTCATTTGATGAAGATTTGTTCTGGGTTCTAGGACTGTACCTTGCCGAGGGTAACACATCGGCAAAGCAGGTGTTGTTCTCATTGCATAGTGATGAGGTAGAGTTCTGCAGCAGGCTTGACAAGTTCTTCTATAAGAACTTCAACGCCTCTGGTCTTACCTCAGTGAAGACAGAGTTTGGTATACAGCGCGTCTACTCAACTACTGTTGGAGCACAGTTCTTTCATGATCTGTGCCCAGGTGATTCACGAACTAAGCGTATCTCTCACCTGCTGATGATGGCGAAGGAACGTTTGGTTGCATCCCTTCTCAAGGGGTACTTTGACGGAGACGGTTGTTACCACGAGCCGCTTACTTACGAAAAGTGCGACGTCTCTACCGCTAGCAGGCAGCTTGCTGCGGATGTTCGAACTCTTATGCTAGCTAATGGGTTCATACCTGGTACTTCGTACGTACCACCGGCTCCCTACTGCATAAGCGGTAAGCGAGGGATGTCTGCGGGCCACTACAGCGTCGCATTGCATGGAGATGTCGCTCGACGTTTCAAAGCGTGGATTGCTGGTGAGAGTCACCATGAAGTAGCTAGCTGTACCAATGGGGTCATCTCTGATGGGTATGTGTGGTACCGCATTGAAGAGATACGGGAGGTGGAGGCTGACGAGGTCATCGGATTCGAAATGAGTCATGATGTGTTCGTCACGTTAGACGATGATACTGAGGCTCACGGTACCTTCTGTACCTGGGGCATGGCATCAGCCAACACGAACTACATGCCCATCATGCCACTCCCCATCGGTACGCAGAGTATTGGGGGCGATGGAAAGTCTCTCCTTCTAAGTGGAGAGATGATGCAGCTGGGTGAACAGATCATCATGGGGATGGGAGTGCCTCGGGAGTTCCTGCAGGGAGGTCTAAGCTACGCCGGCACTAACGTTTCAATGCGCATCCTCGAGAACATGTTCATCGGTTACATCAACCGTCAGTTGCAGATGGTCAAGTGGATGGTGGATTTGGTAGCTCACTTCATGGAGTGGCCAAAGGTCAACATTCGCTTCAAGCCGTTCAAGATGGCGGATGATCTACAGAGGAAGGCGTATCTCTTCCAGCTCAACCAGGCGAAGCTAGTCAGCGATACAACTTTGCTGTCTGATGTTGACCTTAAGCAGGATGACGAGGACGAGATCATGGAACGTGAGCTCGACCGTCGTCTACGCGTGCAGAGGAAGCAGCAGATTGCGCAGGCTGAGATTCAGGGCGAGGCGCAGGTTGTCATGATGAAGCTGCAGGCGAAAGCTATGCAGGCTCAAGCTCAGGCACAACAGCAGCCGTCAGCCCCTGGAGAGCCTGGTGGACCACCTGCTGGACCTGGTGCTCCCCCGGCGGAGCAAATGGCCTTTATGGGTCCACCCCCACCCAAGCTCCTTCCTCCTGTCGGTGGCTCTTCCCCCAGCGTACCTGAGTCCGCACAGTCCACTCTTGGTGCCGGGCAAGACCTTGGGGTTACAGAGGGTCAGGCAGAGAAGATGCCTGTAGACCTGGTACAGCTAGCTGAGGGGTATGCCTCTCAAGCCCTGCAGCTTCCCGAGGCTCAACGAGCTCAGGTGCTGTCAACCCTGGAAGTGCAGATGCCTGAACTCTACCAGCTGGTCATTGAGTTCATGACGATGATGCAGAAGGGGCAAGCCGGGCAGGCGACGATGGGGCCAATGGGGCCACTTCCTTCTCCTGGAGGAACGCCAGGTGTAGCTAGCTCTGCTATACCTGTGGATATGAGGCCCCTCCCCGAGAAGCTTCCTCCTCGGCGTGATTCGGCCATCATTTAGAAGTGTGGCTAGAGGAGGCGCTAAAGAGCGCCCCCTGTCACTCACATGGGAGAAGAGGTTCTACTAGCTTCTGGTTCTTGCTGCAGACTACGGTGGTGCCCCACCAAGCTGGTCGTCTAGCTGTTGTAGTACGGATGATGCACCAGATGAACGTGACTCCCGGGGGCGGGCGAGCTGGAGCACTCCCTTCTCCATCGGTCAGGTAGATGATGACGTTGGGTCTAGGCCGTAGTTTCATCGCGTACTCGATGGACTCCTTGAACTCTGTGCCTCCTCGTCCAATGATTGGAATCCTGCTCAGGTTGTGTACGTTCACCCGCTTGGTTTGATGAACCCCTACATCCGCATCGATTAGCCAACAGGTAGAGATACTTGACTTCTTGATGGCACCAATGATCTCGGAGTTGGCGCTCTTCAGCTCGGTGTTCCCCATAGAGGCCGATGTGTCTCTGATGAAGGCGATGTTTACTTCTCCATCTATTAGACTTGGCATGAGCACGCCAAGAAATGGAGAAGAGATGGATGGCCGAGAGATGGAGTAATCTCTAGATCCGAACCTCATCTGCATCGTTCTTCTTCTGATGGTCTTGCGTAGAATAGCTTTCCAGTCGACGTCGGGCTTCTTGTACCTGCTGTTCAGAAGCTCTGACCATCTACCAGATGTGCTACCGATTCCTTTGGTAGACAGCCAATCTTCTATGTCGTTGAGTGTATTCCTTCTGATCGCTTCTACTTCTACGGATGATCTGCCGGACTCCTTCAGCTGATTCTCTACTTCTTCATCAACTACTCCGCCGGCGATAGAGCCACACCCCCCAGCTCCAATGTTGGGCTTCCACTTTTTGCTACCTTCACTGTTTCCGCCTTCACCCCCACCCCCATCACCCCCACCCTGCCCATCTTCTTTAGACCCGAACAGATCGTTCATCATCTGTTGAGTAGAGCCACCGTGATCGCTATTTGCTTTATCGGTGAGGAGCTCATAGTAGTGTTCCAGCGTCAGGTACAACGGGAAGTTGAATCGTGGATTGTCTGGGTAGAAAACCCAGTCTGGTAGTATCCACCCTTCACGGCGCTGTGTACAGTTGATTGCCATGTCCCCGGCGATGTTGGCGCGGTCTTTATCTGGCAGCTTTTCTAGGCGCCACATCCCGCGCAGCACGTGTTCAGTTTCATGAACTAGGCATGCTGCCATGATGTGCTTCTGTGACAGTTGGGGGTCTAGACATACCCACTTTGGGTTGTAGTAGAGCACTAGTCCTGAGCTGACGCCCATCGGAGCCCTGGTGAGGCTTGGTACAGGAACTGGCATCAAGTTCAGTAGGGTGTCTGCTATGTAGGGAGCGCACGGTTCCTTGTGGTAGTCCAGGATGTATGCTCTACCCAATGAGATGAGGTTGGCAGCTTCCCGCTCATATTCAATGAACATGCTCTACCTGACCAGAGAGATTGATGAGGTTGCATAGTTCGTCAGCCGCATCAACTACTCTCTTGTCTTGGCAGTCAACAGGGCCTAGCTGGTTGCCGATCAACTCGGATGCCGCTGGAATGATGACGTCTGAGTGCCCGGTATTGGCCACCACGGTGAGCAGCTTCCAGCACTTCTC